CTTGGCTTAATCCAGATGATATTTTAATAGCCCATCCCGAATGGACTGATCCTACAAGACTTCCGACTTCATCTAGGGAGAGCAAGGCAAATACAGTTTCGCATGAGAAGGTACAGGACCCTCTTGATAAGGAAGGTGTTGTCGGGCTTTTCAATAGGGTTTACTTCCCCGTCACAAAAGCAATCGATACGTTTTTGTCAGATGTTTACGAGCCGACAGAAAATGAGGACCGCTACCATTTTATAGAGTCAAGCAGTATGGCCGGTGTTGAAATCAAAGATGGCGGCAAATTTGTATACAGCCATCATGCCAAAGACCCTGCATACCTTAAATTATGCAATGCCTTTGATATCGTCCGTATCCATAAGTTCAGTGATGACGATGTTAAAAAGTCCTTCAAAAGCATGTGTGATTTTGCCATGAAGATCGATGAGGTGAAAGTCTTTGCTACCAATGAAAAGCTTGCAGAAGCTGAAGTGGATTTCACAGATCTTGGTGACAACTGGAAGGAAAAACTGAAGTATCAGCCTCGAAGTCAAGTGCTTGAAAACAGCGTGTACAACTTAAACCTTATCCTTAATCATGATCCAGATTTTAAGAATTTTGCATTCAACGAGCTATCAAACCGTATCCAGGTCACTGGACCACTGCCGTGGGAAAGGCCAGAAGGTAACATATTTTGGAGGGATGCTGATACGGCCCAGCTTAAGTCTATTATGGATATTCGCTACCTTCCGTTCTCAAGCAGAAACCACGATGTTGCCTTCACCAAGGTAGCTGATGATAGGAGATTTCACCCTATAAGGGATTACCTTGATTCCCTACCTGCCTGGGATGGCGTGAAACGTGTGGAGTATGTTTTCATCAAGTATCTTCAGGCTGAGGATACCGAGTATATTCGCACAGTGACTAGAAAGACATTTGCAGCAGCTGTCGCTCGGATATATGTCCCTGGTATTAAGTTTGACTGCGTTCCAGTGCTGGATGGCGATCAGGGTATTGGAAAAAGCACAATTTTGAAAGACCTAGTAACACCAGATTTTTACTCTGAAACCCTATCCCTTACGGATATGGATGACAAGTCCGGTGCTGAAAAACTCCAGGGATTCTGGGTGGTTGAGATCGGTGAACTTGCTGGTATGAAGAAAGCCGACATCGAAAAAGTGAAAGCCTTCCTATCAACCTCAGATGATAAATATAGACCGTCCTATGGAAGAGTTGTAGAAAGCCATCCCAGACAATGCATCGTCATCGCAACTGTAAATGGAGAGCGTGGGTACCTGCGTGACATCACAGGGAACCGCAGATTTTGGATCATTAAAGTGCATCAGAAAAAGCAGAAGAAGACATGGAACTTCACAGAAGAATATAGGAAGCAGTTCTGGGCTGAATCAAAGGAAATATGGAACTCTGGTGAAAAACTGTATCTCGAGGGTGATGTTTTAGAAGAGGCTGAAAAAGCGCAGAAAGGTGCCATGGAGGCTGATGAGCGTGTTGGTATGGTGGAAGAATACCTGAATACACTGCTTCCAGATGACTGGGACAGTATGGATTTATTTGCCCGCAGAAATTACCTAAGCGGTAGCGAGTTTGGTGGGACCAAGCATACAGGTACCGTTACACGAACTTCTGTAAGCAATGCAGAAATTTGGTGTGAATGCTTCAATCGTAATCTCCCAGAGCTAAAGACCACCGATAGTTATCAGATCGCAGCACTTATGGCTCAGATTCCTGGTTGGGAACGAACCAGCAGTATTAAGCGCTTGCCGATTTATGGCCGGCAGCGACTTTATCATTATGGCGAATAGGGAACACAACACAACACAACACAAGATTTTCCCTTATATTCAAAATGCTTTTTCTTAAAAGTAGATAGTAATACCTGTGCATGTACACGCGCGTTAGTAAATATAGGGAAACGCTTGTGATTTTGTGTTCCTGTGTCAGATGGGAGGTAAACAAGTGACTGAAAAATATATAGAGCAAAAACTGGTAAAAGCAGTGAAAGAGTTGGGAGGCTTCGCACCTAAATTTGTAAGTCCTGGATTTGATGGTGTGCCAGACCGCATTATACTTTTACCTCTGGGAAGAATGGCCTTTGTTGAATTAAAGGCACCAGGCAAAAAGATGCGTCCACTACAAGTAAAGCGAAAAAGGCAACTGGAAGCGTTAGGGTTTTTGGTTTACTGCATTGATGGTGTAGAGCAGATTGATGGAGTGCTAAATGAGATGGGAGGTGATGCCAAGTGAAGTTCATACCACATGAATATCAGCAGTATGCGATTGATTTTATAACCAGCAAACCAATAACTGCAATATTTCTTGATATGGGCTTAGGTTAGGAAAGACAGCCATTACCCTTACTGCGCTCTTTGACCTATGCCTTGATCGATTTGAAATCAGAAAAGTTTTGATTATAGCTCCACTAAGAGTCGCATCCCAAACATGGCCAGCAGAAATAAAAAAGTGGGATCACCTTAAATGCTTATCTTATTCAGTGGCTGTTGGAACTGAAAAAGAGAGAAAAGATGCCCTTATGAAAAGAGCCACCCTTTATATCATCAACCGTGAAAATGTAGACTGGCTTGTAAATAAGAGCGGTATACCTTTTGACTTTGATATGGTTGTCGTTGATGAGTTATCTTCCTTTAAGTCCTATGAAGCAAAGCGCTTTAAAAGCCTACTGAAAGTAAGGCCAACAGTGAAAAGAATTGTAGGTCTAACAGGTACTCCCTCAAGTAACGGACTTATGGACCTATGGGCAGAGTTTCGCATCCTTGATTTAGGAAAGAGACTTGGAAGGTATATAACCCACTACCGTAGTTCTTACTTTGTGCCGGATAAGCGCAATGCCGAGATTATCTTTTCATATAAACCGCAGCCAGGAGCTGAAGAAAAGATATATAGCCAAATATCAGATATCACAATTTCCATGAAGTCTTCGGATTATCTCAAAATGCCAGAATGCATCATAAACGAAGTACCTGTGTATCTGAGCGAAAAGGAATGGAGCATTTATTCAAAATTCCGAGATGAGATGGTAGCAAGTTTAGGTGAAGAGGAAATCGATGCGGCAAATGCTGCAGTGCTTTCTGGAAAACTACTGCAGATGGCCAACGGTGCCGTCTATGATGAAAATAACAAGGCACATTCCATTCACGACAGAAAGCTTGATGCTCTGGAGGACCTGATCGAAGGGGCAAACGGGAAACCTGTGCTTGTAGCCTATTGGTACAAGCATGATCTGGAACGCATCCAGAAGAGATTTTCTGCAAGGCAGATAAAGACACCTAAAGACATTGAGGATTGGAATAATGGAAATATTCCTGTAGCTGTTATTCATCCGGCCAGTGCAGGGCATGGGCTTAACCTTCAAAGCGGCGGATCCACCCTTATATGGTTTGGACTCACCTGGTCTTTGGAGCTCTACCAGCAAACCAATGCTCGTCTTTATAGGCAAGGACAAAATGAGACGGTTGTGATTCACCACATAATAACCAAGGGCACTATAGATGAAGATGTTATGAAAGCACTTACAAGAAAAGAAAAATCACAGGCATCTTTAATTAATGCTGTAAAAGCTAAATTGGAGGTGAAGCGATGATTGATCCGTACGAGCAACTTGCCAATGCCATAGTTTTACAAGCGGCAAAGGACTACAGGGATGCACTAAAGAAGCTGATGAAGCGTCCGCGATATGAACCTGCGAAATATACAAAAGCTGAGGTGGAGAGGTTCTTCCACTCTGATTGGTATAGAGAACTTACCTCTGTTGATGGAGATTACCTGCTTAAAAAAATACGATCGGAGGTAAGAGAAACATGAAAGTGAAAGAATATTTACACCAGGCGTATAGGCTTGATAAAAGAATTCAATCTCACATTGAGGAGATGGAGTGTCTTAAAGAAATGGCCACGAGCGTATCATCTCCAAGGTGGGATGAAAAGGTCCAAACTTCAAGTAATTCTGAGGGGAATTTTGTTAGGTGCTTGGAGCGGATCATGGATTTGGAAAGAAGGATAAATGCAGAGATCGATAACCTTGTAGCCCTCAAAGAACAGATACGATGTGTTATCAATGAGGTTGCAGACACAGATGAACGCATGGTACTTCGCTATCGGTATGTCCATAACTTAACCTGGGAACAAATCGGGGATGAACTTAATGCAGATAGAACAACGGTCTACAGGTGGCATAATCAAGCTATTAACCATGTAACTCTTCCTGAGGATCCCATCAAAGTATAGTTCGCACATCTTGCAACACTTTGCAACAAGATACCACTATTGCTTTTGTGTTATTGTATAATTAGGAAAATAGAGTAGAGCACGAGCCTTCATGGGAACACCCCACGAGGGCTTTTCTTATGCCCAAAAGGAGGTGAACCCATGCCATACAAACCTAAGCGTCCTTGTGCTTACCCAGGCTGCGGTCGGCTTGCAGACAGCGAGCAATACTGCGCCGAGCATAAGAAGGTGGTCGCGAAGCGCTACAACCAATACCAACGTGACCCTGCGTCAAACAAACGTTACGGCAGGTCCTGGAAGCGTATCAGGGACCGCTACATCAAAGCCCACCCTCTTTGTGAGGAGTGTGAAAGGAACGGAAAGATTAAAGCTGCAGAAGAAGTCCACCACATCCTCCCTCTTTCCAAAGGCGGTGGCAATGAGACGAGTAACCTTATGGCCCTTTGTAAGTCATGTCACTCGAAGATTACCGCTGAGAGTGGCGACCGGTGGGGGAGGTAAAATCTCTACAACTTTTCAATCCGGACAGCGGGCTGGGGCTTCGTGTTAAAAAACGCAGATTCAAACGGGGGTATAGCCCCACTTTGCAAAGGAGGTGTGATCATTGGCAAAAGACGGTACGAACAGAGGTGGCGCTCGTGTTGGTGCAGGGGCAAAAAAGAAACCTCTGGCTGACAAAATAGCTGAAGGCAATCTCGGTGGCAGGAAACTGACCGTGATGGAGTTTTCCGACACTGCAGATCTTGAGGGACAAGAAATGCCTGAACCAAATAAAATGCTTGAAGCCATTCAAAAAGATGGCAAAGCTCTGGTAGCAGGTGAAATCTACAAAGCCACATGGCAGTGGCTGGATAAGCGTGGCTGTGCTGCTCTGGTTTCTCCGCAGCTCCTTGAAAGGTATGCCATGAGTGTTGCTCGTTGGATTCAGTGTGAAGAAGCCATTACTGAATATGGTTTTCTCGCAAAGCACCCCACCACTGGAAATGCCATTCAAAGTCCTTATGTATCCATGGGCCAGAACTACATGAACCAGACCAATCGTCTGTGGTTTGAGATATTCCAGATTGTAAAAGAAAACTGTACTGGCGATTACAAAGGAGCAAATCCTCAGGATGATGTGATGGAAAGACTTCTTTCTGCTCGTAGGGGCAAATAAAAACAGATGGGAGATAATGATATGAGTAAAAACTACAGAACCGCAGAAAGTGTTTGCAAGGGACATCCTGATAAGCTTTCCGATTTAATCGCTGACAGCATTTTGGATGCTTGCCTTCGCAGAGACAAAGCTTCACGTGTGGCCTGTGAAGTCATGGCAACTAAAGGTAAAATCATCGTGGCGGGCGAGATCACCTGCAGCGAAAAAATTAACATCCGCATTATCGTAAAAAATGTACTTCGTGAGGTTGGATACAGCCCATGGAAATTTACAGTATTTGTGTTTGTACATCATCAAAGTGTAGATATTGCTGCTGGTGTGGATACAGCACTTGAAGCAAGAAATGGAATCATTGACCCATACGGCTCCATTGGTGCTGGTGATCAAGGCACTGTATATGGATATGCTACTAATGAAACCCGTGAACTGCTTCCTCTACCTTTACTTCTATCACATAGAATCGTTAAGCGCATTGATGAATGTCGCAAGGGAAAAATCATCAAAGGCATTCTGCCAGATGGTAAAGCGCAAGTCACTGTTGAGTATGATGGGGATAAACCTATCCGCGTTAAGACTGTGGTAGTTTCTGTTCAGCACCACAAAGATAAAACCCAAAAGCAGCTAGAATCAGATATCTTAAACAACGTGCTCTGGCAGTGCTTCGAGGATTTCCCACTGGATGATGATACAGAAATTCTCATCAATCCTTCAGGCAGATTTGTTGAGGGTGGTCCTGCTGCTGACACTGGACTTACTGGAAGAAAGATCATGGTCGACACCTATGGTGGTCTGGCTTCTCATGGCGGCGGCGCACTCTGTGGAAAGGACCCAACTAAAGTTGATAGAAGCGGTGCCTATATGGCTAGATATATTGCTAAGAACATTGTTTGGAGCGGGCTTGCTGATAAATGCGAGGTCGCTATTTCTTATGCCATCGGTAAAGCAAATCCGGTTTCAGTAAATGTAACATCATTTGGCACAGGAAAAATCAGTGATGAAGGTCTAGGTGAACTGGTAAAAGAGATTTTTAACTTGAGACCAGCTGCTATCATTGAAAAACTACGCCTAAGAAATGCAATTTATTCAGATACAGCAACATATGGACATTTCAACTCCTCTCTCTTCCCTTGGGAGAACTTGGATTTCAACCTAAACTTAAGAAAGGCGGCGGAAAGATATGAAGATTGAAAAACTGAAAACTAAGCTCTTACTCCCCGCCGACTATAACCCCCGTAAGGATTTAAAACCCGGGGATGCAGAGTACGATAAACTTAAACGCTCTATTGAGCAGTTTGGTTATGTTGAACCGGTCATCTGGAACAAGACCACTGGCAGAGTTGTCGGTGGCCACCAGAGATTAAAAGTGCTCCTGGATTTAGGAATGACCGAAGTTGAGTGTGTGGTCATCGAGATGGATGAAGATAAAGAAAAGGCGCTCAACATTGCCCTCAATAGAATCAGTGGCGACTGGGACAAGGATAAACTGGCTCTTCTTATTGCTGATCTCCAAGGTGCTGACTTTGATGTTTCCCTTACTGGTTTTGATCCTTCTGAACTGGATGACCTGTTTAAGGATTCCCTGAAGGAAGGAATTCACGATGATGAATTTGATGTGGATGCTGAGCTGGAAAAACCCGCCATGACAAAACTGGGTGACGTCTGGAAGCTTGGTCCCCATAGACTGGTCTGTGGCGACTCTACAAAGGCTGAAACCTTCACGCTTCTAATGGATGGAAAGCTGGCAAACCTGGTAGTGACAGATCCCCCTTACAATGTAAACTATGAAGGCTCTGCTGGTAAAATCAAAAACGACAACATGGGTGATTCTGCCTTCTATGAATTCCTCCTGGCTGCCTTTACCAATACGGAATCTGTCATGACCCAGGACTCCTCTATCTATGTCTTCCATGCAGATACAGAAGGGCTGAACTTTAGAAGGGCATTTTCTGAAGCGGGCTTCTACCTCTCCGGCACCTGCATTTGGAAGAAGCAATCTCTGGTCCTTGGTAGGTCCCCTTATCAATGGCAGCATGAACCTGTGCTATTTGGGTGGAAGAAGAAAGGCAAGCATAACTGGTACGCCGATCGAAAACAAACGACCATCTGGGAATTTGAAAAACCTAAGAAGAATGGCTCTCATCCAACAATGAAGCCCGTGGCTCTTGTGGCCCATCCAATCATTAATTCAAGTCTCAGTAATTGCATTGTCCTCGATCCATTTGGCGGTTCTGGTAGTACGCTTATTGCCTGCGATCAGACCCAGCGAATCTGCCACACCATTGAGCTTGATGAGAAGTTCTGTGACGTTATAGTCGAAAGGTTCATTTCCGGAGCACAGACTTCAGATGATGTCTATCTCCTGCGTGATGGCAAAGAATACCGCTACAGTGACCTCCCTGAAAATAAATAACACAACTATCGAAAGATAGACTTGCTATTAACATCACTTAGAGTGATATATGTAGTAAGCAAAAAAACAAGGAGGTCAATACCATGAAAATCAATTACAACGTAACTGGTAATGAACGAAAAAAGCTGGTGAAGCTCATCAGCGAAATCACAGAGGTTCCCTCAAAGTACCTGGGTGTTCCATCCTGCGCTTACCAGGTCGGACATTACCACATCGGAAAAGACGGAGAGCTAACCTTTGATAGCGAAGTGTCTCAGGAGGACACCAAGTCACTAATGAAAAAGCTACTTGATGCAGGGTTTGAAGCTGAGGTGGATGAACCCACTCCTGCTGAAGCAGAGACCGAGGAAACTGGACTCATCATCCAGATTCCAAAAGACTCCCTCTCCGATGATGACTTGGAAAAGCTATCCAAACTGTTAGTGGCAAAAGGAAACCTCATTAAGAAAGCTTTGAATGTAGATGCCCTTCCCATTGAATCCGACGAAGAACGCATCAGCTTCCCTTGGTTTTCAAAACTGCCAAATCCAGAGGAGATAAAATCCTACTCCCAGTTCATTACAAAGCTTTGTGAAATGGCAAAAACCCAAAAGAGAATCACTGTAAAAGAAAAAGTAGTCGATAATGAAAAATACGCATTCCGCTGCTTCCTTCTCCGCCTCGGATTTATTGGAGAAGAATTCAAAACCCACAGAAAGATTCTCCTTCAAAACCTATCCGGCAGCAGTGCTTTCAAAGGAGGTGCTCCTAGTGAAAATCATCAGTAAAGAAAGACTGGCCTACCTACGTAAGCAGTATCCTGCTGGCGCCAGGGTCCAGCTCCTTTGGATGGATGATGTGCAAGCACCTCCATCGGGCACAAAAGGCACCGTGTGGGGTGTGGATGACACAGGCTCCATCATGGTTCAGTGGGACAACGGGAGTAGCCTGAATGTGGTTTATGGCATTGATTCCTGCAAGGTAATCGATGAAAAGTCCAGGGAGGAGGCATAGCAATGAAGGCATTATTTGGTCGAAAGTTCTACAATTTAAAAGAACTACGAGAGGCAACTGAAGAAGCAAAGGAAGATGGTGTCATTGGTTCTGACTACACTGTGATTCGAGTTGTTGAGCTAAGTGATTTAGAATTTAAGAAGTTCACCAGCAACTTCCTAGAGGATCAGTCCTGGATCAAGAAGTCAGATGGAGGCACCAACGAAAAAGGTGAGCTGCGATGCATTAGAGTCGTCAACAAAGACACTGGTGAAAAGATCCTCACAAATCCTGAAGGTTATGACTACCCACGCTACACAGCGATTGAAGATTAAAATGAAAACCTGCTCTATTACTACAGAAATGACTTGCTATTATTCTCGTTTAGAGTGATATATGTAGTACCAAAACAAAACCACACTAAATGGAGGATGAGAACATGAAAGAAATCAAAGTATTTGAGGAAGCAAAAGCAAGTGGCGCAAACTTTAAGGAGTCTGGAATCAACAGCACCATGTACTGGGCCTATGAAAGAAGTAAGGAAGCAGGAAACGACACCATCGACTTTTCTGAGGTCATTTGGGATTACGACATCGAACCCATTGTTAAAGCCTGCAGAGCGTACGGAATAGACCACATTACCATTTCAAGCACCTTCTCAGGATTGATTGCAACCCTAGCCGAATTTGAGAAGCATGGCTGCAGGATGGATGGGCTGACCAAGGTTAAGACAAGCCACACCGACTGGCAGACTGGCGAAAAGCAAATTCTACCAGCCATCTTGGTTAGGATTTAAGGAGGGCTTATACCATGTGGAGAGAAGGCAAAATCGAAGTAGAAAACAGAACCATTAATTACTGGATTAAAAGCTTTGACTTAGGCTCCCCTTACGGCATTGATGAGGGTAGGATTTCAAAACTGATGCTAAAGCGCGATGGCCAGATCATTGCAAACTTTGATAGAGGCTGGGACATTGAACCCAT